AAGACCAGAAAAAGGGTAGACGGTAAGAAAAAGTCAGAAAAATATGGCGGACCAGTTAGTCCAACTAAGACGGGCTAATGAATTATACAGGGCGACTATTAGTTGCACACCCTAAGCTAAATTCGCATTTCTTTAAGCATTCTGTTATCTACATTTGTGAAGATTCTGATCAAGGATCACAAGGTATCATAATAAACAAACCTAGTGAGTTTTCAGTTGGCAATGTATTTGCTAACAAAGGGTTTGATATTACAACGAACCAACAAATATACCGTGGCGGACCTATACATGAAAAGTCTGTGAGTATGTTGCATACAGCAGAATGGTATAGCTCCAACACATCGCCAGCAGGTAATTATAATGTAACAAGTGATAACTTTATGATTGAGAAGATGGCTATGGGTAACACTCCTGCAGAATGGAGAATGGTAAGCGGAGTATGTGGATGGGCCCCAGGTCAGCTACATGCAGAAGTTACTGGTAATCCGCCGTTTAGTTCACACCAAGGATGGTTGACTTTATCTCCGACAGACAGTATAATATTTGCATACGAAGGAGAAGCACAGTGGCAACATGCATTACAGCTTAGTTCCAAGCAAATGGTTGACCGCTTCTTCTAACATATAAGGAAGAATCAATGAAGAAAATTATCATAATAGCCGCATTAATTGCGCTTGGAGTAGGTACCTCCGCTGTTGCAGAACCTAGAACATTTTTCTCACAAGTAACTTGTAACTCAGACAGTCAAAAAGCATTTGATATAGTTGAACAGAACCACGGCGAAGAGGGTATGGCAATGGGTAAAGCAGTTATACAAGATGCTAGAACCAAAACTATACACACAATTGATTTAGTACTTACTCTTAATATAAAAAGCAGAACATATACTATTATTGGCATCTTTAATGACGGAACAGGGTGTATTATAGCAAGCGGTAAAGACTTCCAACGTTTTCGACAAAAGGAATCAATCTAAGTGAGTCAAGTATTATTACTTAACAACGATGCACAACCAGTCAGTTACCTTCCATTAAGTATAATACACTGGACAGACGCAATTACATATCTATGGCTTGACAAAGTTCATGTACTTGATTGGTATGACGATTGGATGGTACGCAGTGAAACTTGGGAAACTAAGGTTCCAGCAGTGATGATGTTAAAGAAATATCAACGACAACGCAGACAGCCGCGGTTCTCTAAAGCTAATCTTTATATACGTGACGTTTATACTTGTCAGTATTGCAACACACCTTACACAAAGTCAAACTTAACATTAGATCATGTAATACCTTTGTCTTTAGGTGGTAAAACTAATTGGACAAACATTGTAGCGGCGTGTGGTCCATGTAACAACCGCAAAGGTGACAAAACGCATATGAAGCCTATTAAAACTCCATATGCGCCTAGTTATTACGACTTAGTTAATAAGCGTAAGCAACTTGACATGCAAATTGCTCACCCTTCTTGGAATGCTTACTTAAAGTAAGTTACTTCAACCAACCAATTTTTTTACCTGCATACTTCCGGCGTTCATGTTCATCATGTGATCCCGGAAATCTCCACGCCCATATGGCGACAAGAATCATAAATCCTCCGCTCCATAGTACAGCCTTAGGATTACCTGTAGTAAACCAAAGTACTGCCACACTTGAACTCATTGTTACAAGCATAAAGTATTTGAACTTAGTAGGGAAGACTCGCTTCTCTGCCCAGCCTGTTAGGAATGGTCCAAACAACTTGTGGTTCATAATCCAATTGTGCATACGTTCGCTTGACTTAGCAAAACAATATGCGGCTCCGACAGCAGGAGTGCTCCAAGGTAACCCTGGTAGGTAGACACCAATGAAGGCGACTCCTAATAAGATACAGCCTAAGCTGAACCATAATATTTTCTTAATCTTCATGTAATTTCCTTATAATAAATTGTACCGTTTGAATACTTTTCTTAGCGACTCAACTAAGTTATACATCATTGCATCAGTGTGTAGCGGAGTAGGTGCAATACGCAATCGCTCTTCTCCGTGTGCAACTGTTGGATAACCAATTGCTTGTATATAAATGTCATACTCGTTTAACAGCATGTCGCTCATTTCTTTACAGAGCACAGCATCCCTTATCATAACAGGTACGATATGGGTACAGCTATCCTTGTGTACTTCAATGTTAACATCTGCTAACATTTGTTTAAGTCTAGTTGCACGTTCTTGATGTTGTATTCTGAGTTCATTGTGATCTTTGAGGTACTTAATGGAAGCCAAAGCGCCAGCACATAGCACAGGGCTCATACTAGTAGTAAATATAAATCCACTAGCTACACTTCGGATCGTGTCTATGACAGTCCTATCCCCAGCAATGTAACCACCCTGTACTCCATAAGCCTTGCCCAGCGTTCCATTGACTATGTCAACTCGATCTTCCCCCACCATTTCGCAGTATCCTGCTCCAGTTTTTCCGTACATACCAACGGCATGCACTTCATCAATGTAGGTCATCGCATTGTACGCTTCTGCAAGATCGCAAACTTGAGAAATAGGAGATACATCACCTTCCATGCTATACACAGATTCGAAAACAATACATGGTATCATTCCCCTGTTGGTGGAATCAACTAGTTTCTCCTCAAGGTCCATCATATCATTGTGCTTCCATATCTGTTTAGAAGCACCACTGTGTCTTATGCCTTGTATCAGACTGGCATGATTCGAAGAATCGCTTAAGAACTCAATGTTGGTAATGATTTTGCTTAATGCTATGAGTGTCCACTCATTGGCAACGTATGCACTTGTATATAAGAGCGCTGAACTTTTGCTATGCAAGGATGCCAGCTCGTGCTCTAGTGCAACGTGGTAATGACTTGTACCGCCAATGTTACGTGTACCACCCGACCCACTTCCTGTTTGGTTCAAGGCGGTATGCATTGCATCGATGACAACTTTGTGTTGCCCCATTCCTAGGTAATCGTTACTACACCAATTAACAATGTTCTTGATGTTGTACGGTCCGTACCAGATAGCTTCAGGAAACTGTCCTTTTTCTCGGACAATGTCGTTAAAGACTCTGTATTTGCCTTCACTCTTTAGAGTGTTGAGTGTCGTGTGGAATGGTTCTAAGTTTATCATCAGTAGTATTTATGTGCGTGTTTAACTTCAGGTCAATGTAATGACTTGTTGCACCAAATTGATGATATACTGTAAATATTCCTAGATCGTTTAAATCCTTTTGCGCAGTATTCCAATCGTCTGTACGTTCTTTAAAATAGTTCCATATTTTCTTAAACATTTTTATCTCTCCAGATAGTGTAGTAGTGCCATGGCTTGCCAATGCCTTTCAAGAAGCGGCTGTGTATTTTATTGTGTGCTTTGCGTTTTGTTAGTAATCTTGTTTTTGATAAAGTTTCAAAGTCAATCATTGCAGGTGTGCCATTGGGTGTTATTATTATATTTCCAACACCATAATCGCCGTGTGTGTACGGCCAAGTTCGATCAATGTCTTTTAGTAGCCATTGGTAAACATTATCAAAATATTCATTAGTATACATGTGATAACGACTAAAAGGTTCCCCTTCAACTTCGTGGAACGTTATTGTCATGCTGTCTTTGGTACATGTTTTGCTAACAAAATTTCCTGGATAATACTTGTCAACTAGCTTAGGATGTTCATCGTACCATTCTTTGTCAAAATATCCATAATGTTTAATATAATGCTTATTAATAGCATCATAATAAACTTTAGTTTTTTTGTACGCTGCCGATTTAATTAGCTCCATATGCTTATTTAACATAAATATTGTATAGGAGAACACTAATGGCAAATATCGCAGTAAAATATAAAGGTCTTACAGGACAGCTATATGACTTAACAATTGACAACGGGCAAACGTTTACGCAATTAAAGGCAGCTATTGCTAGTGATGAAGGATTGTCAGCGGCATTTTACAGCAATGTGACATTAGAAGCAGACTTCAGTAAAAGTTTAATTATTACAGCAAGTACTACATTAGCTACAGCAGGAGCAATAGCAGGCAGTAGATTTATTTGTGCATGTGCAAGTGACGGAACAAAGCAAGTCAAGCAAGAGCGCAAACTAACTATAGCAGAAGAAAAGCGCAAGGCAGACGGTGATACTAATGCAACGTTTTATAGAGCTAAGAACACAAAGAACTTTGACAGACTTCCAGCAAAGTATATAACAAACACAGCAACAGATGCTGATCGCACATTAGACGCAAGCCGACCCTGGACATAAGATTAAGCCCTAACACTGTTTCCAATGCTAGGGCTTGCTAACTTCTCTAATGTATCACCGGACTATGTCCAGAGGATCTAACTCTTTATTATTATTTTGGCTTGTTACCGTTAACAAATTCAATAAACTTGTTTGCGGCAGCTAGTACTTCTTCAGTACCGGGTACTGCTGGCATTTCTACCTTAGTAACAACTTCGTCACCTTCTTTTTCAACAACTGTTGACCAACCTGCAAACTTAGAATGGAAGTCTGTCCAGACATGATCTTTGGCCATCTCCAACACCTTAGTGCGGATCTCATAACCATTTTGATTAGTTGATACTTTAGGCATCATACCTTTGACCATTTCGGCCATTGCTTGGGTCTGCTTTAAAATTTCAGCGCCGTGTTGTGATTCTACTTTTTCGCTCATTTTGTTTTCCTTTGTGTGTGTATGTGTCTACAAACATTATGTATGTAGTGTTACTATAGTAACAAAGTATTTATAGATTGTCAAGCGGCAATGAATGCCGCTTGGGTTAGGATAGGTAGGTTACAGTCCGATAAACTGGTAAATGAAAAATGCACTTACTATGATTATATAGACTATTCCATCAATTGCTTTTGCGTGGGCGTGTTCTTCTTCACTCATTATTCAAACTCATATTCTTCTGAAGACCACACTTAGGAATTGTACATTGAATGTTTGTGATCAGCAATCTCTTTCGCGGCAGTATAGTGTCCTAGAGTGCGAAGCTGTTGAATAGCCATGCAGTATGCTCTATACTCTTGTGCTTTGATAAAACGCTTCCAACCAGCAACTAAAAATGAATCATTCATCAGAAGCTACCTCTGTGTACAGTTCCGCCACGACAGATATGATTGATGTCACCACGTGTGATACCAATGTCACGCAATTCGTAATCGCTTAACTTGCTTAGTGCCTTATAACCTTTGCTATCAAAGTTAGGATCAAATCTGCTTTCAGTTACGAAGCCTTTGAAGAAGTTTTTAATTGCATCGCAGAAGGAACAGTAAAAACGTGTAAGTGTTTGAGTACTCATTTTGTGTCTCCTAACATAAGTGCTTTAGCTTCTTTGTGCATGCCCATGCGGGTAAGTTCACTTGCGGCTCTTGCTCTGCCTGCTGATTCGCCGAATGACCAAATATTATATAGTGTTGATGATGCGATTGATTTAACTGCTTCGCAAATTGAGCAGTAGTAAGTACTAATAGTTGTCATTATACCCATCCTGTTAAATTAATGTTCGTGCGTGTTGTTTTGCCATCGGACCAAGGATGTAAGTCCTTGAGTGAAGGCGCCTGGCCGTTGTGGTCGAGCATATGTTGATAAGCAAACTGCCAATCTTTCTTATACTCTGTTTTAGCCCATACGAGATACGAATCGTTTTTCATGGATGGTTTAGATCCAAACAATACTCGTAGGACATTTTTCAATGAAATCATTGATCTCTCCTGTTTATAGTTTTGGATGCTTGAGGAATAGCAATACCCCGGAACTTCCCCGGCGGTGCATGTACCTTTGGTACACGTCAACTGCTTTTAACGCATGAGTATGCGCATAGTCTATCCTATGTGTCTGTGTGTTGTCAAATCGCCATCTAATAGCTCTTTAACACTGTTATTTATATAATAGTACACTCTTTATTACTTAAAGTCGACTCCTTTTTGCATTAATTTGGCAAATACCCGCTATGCATTTAACGCATGCCTTAAATCTCTTGACTAGCCTGCGTAATAGTAGTATTATATAAGTATAATTACTTACAACACAGGATGGGCCACAATTGAAAATGAAAATCATCACAGGTAACGCTAACCCAACACTAGCACAGAGTATTGCAGATAAATGTTTTGCTACATTAGTACCAGCGGATGTTAAAACATTTGCAGACGGAGAAACAAGTGTAGAGTTTTTAGAAAATGTTAGGGGAGAAGATGTTTTTATTATTCAAAGCACATCAACTCCTGTTAACGACAATCTAATGGAACTATTAGTAATGATTGATGCGGCCAAGCGTTCAAGTGCTAGTCGTATTACAGCAGTTATTCCTTACTTTGGTTACGCACGTCAAGATCGAAAGAGTGCTTCACGCACTCCGATTACAGCAAAACTAGTAGCAGACTTACTAACAACCGCTGGCGCAGATCGTGTACTAACTATGGACTTACACGCTGGACAAATACAGGGATTCTTTGATATTCCTGTAGACGACTTAACAAGCCGTATTGTATTTGCTGAGGACATTAAAGCAAATGTAGGTACAGATGGAAGTACAGTATTTGTAAGTCCAGATGCAGGCGGCGCAGTTCGTGCTAGGAAGTTTGCAGACATGTTCCATTCAGATATTGCCATTGTTGATAAGATGCGTCCTCAAGCAGGTAAAAGCGAAGTCATGAACTTGATCGGCGATGTTAAAGATAAACACGCCATTCTAGTTGATGATATTGTAGACTCGGGTGGCACGTTATGCAAAGCCGCTGAAGCAATTATGAAAGCCGGAGCATTGTCAGTTCGTGCTTATATTACACATGGTGTATTAAGTGGCGAGGCATGTCAGAAGGTTGAGAAGAGTGTACTCACAGAACTAGTAATTACTAACACTATTACTGATCGTTGTCCTAAGAACTGTAAGAAGACACGACAGGTTAGTGTTGCTCCATTATTTGGTGAAGCAATCCGTCGTGTAACTAACGAAGAGTCAGTATCTAGTTTATTCACATAATTAACCAATGTTGACGCTAACAACCAACTAACTGTGTAAATATTAATATGAACATAGATGAACTTAAAAAGGTAAACGAAATGTTTTGGGCAGTCAAAGGACAGATGTTTCCGACTGAATATGCTCCAAAGGAAATGCGTAGGATATATGATTCTTATTTTAAACGTATGTGGGGCAACAACGAATTCTATTTACACCTAGAAGGGTTTGAAGAAGCGTGGAACAATCGTAAATGCTGGCAAACTGAAATAGAAGAAGACGAGTTAGAATTTGTAGTAGTTAAAGGCGGTCATTTTGATTAGAGTTTAGATATGTGCTTAATATATTCATCTATTGAATGATCACTAAAGCTATCTACCTTACCTAATTTAATACTAGTCCACATGCCGCGCATTCTATCTTTAAACATTTGCCATCCAGTAGGTGCTCGATACTGTCCATATGAGTTTAAGTAGTGCTGAGTGCCGTGATGTTTGTATCCCATTAGAGCAAGAGGAACAGTAGTAACAATGTCATTATTGTTCTTCCATCTATGATGTATTACACCTAAGCTATTACAATATGCTCTCCAGCCCACTCGAGGTGATCCGTATGTATAAAGTTCCATTGGTCCAGCAATGTTAGCATGTGTCATGCAACGGCTTGCCATAATAGTTGCCATGCCTGCACCTAGTGAGTGTCCACAGAACCAAACAAGTTGTTTCTTATTTTCTAAGTCTGCTAAAATATCAGGCCAAAGCTCATCTACTTCTGCTTTGAATCCTCTGTGTACTCTACTAACTGTTTCAGCTAACACAGGAAATGCTTTTAAATCTGCTTTAATGTCGTGGAACTCAGTTGGTTGTGTGCCGCGACACGCAATTACCAAGTCTGTTTTATTTTGGAAACGATATGCTTGCGCTCCGTCCTTTTCATAAAACTTAACAGTTGTAAATCCTAAGTCTTTTGCTTGACTTTTTGCTTCTTTCATGCTATTATATGCTATGCTTGAAAGTGTTGCAAACAAAAGGGCCCGTTTTTGGAAACTTAATAACTCAATACTCATAACATACCTCTTCTATAATTACATTAGTATTTATATGCTTGCTAAATACTATATCGGAGTACAACAATGAAAAAACGAACACGAAGTATTTTGGAAGAACTTAATAACTTATCAATGACCAAGAGTAACGACCATTTAATAGAGTCGTCTGCGAACAACATCATTGAGAGTGCAATTAATCTGTTAAACAGAATTAATGAACAGTATGATGATGCTACAGCTAATGAACTTGAGAGACGTTTTCTCAATTCAATTAGGACAGGTGATCCTAAGAAGTTTAAAAGAGTAATTAATAAAATTATTGAGAGTAAAAGATGAAAATAGATGATCTATTAGAAGCAGGCAAAAGTAAAAAGGGCGACAGTTGGGTTAAGAAAGCCGATGACTGGATGCGCGGAACATTTGCACAGCAACAAATTAATAAAGCACAAACGCAATCTGGACGCAAAGGTCCTGCATCATCTGCATCAGCTGTTAAGACAAAAAGTGCGCCAAAGAAGAAAGCACAATTTAAATCAGATAAGATAAATCCTGGCAAGATTCCAAACTCGGCACAGTATAAAGATTCCGCCGGCGTTATGTATACCTGGAATCAACCAAAGAGTGCTTGGTTACCTAATGATAAGAAGCAAACTCCGTTAGATGCCAAGCGTGGCGCAGTACAATACAACCAAGCAAACAGAAATGACAGAGGCTTTTACGAAAGCGCAGTGTCTACAGGGCAAGTATTAAAAGAAGGCGGCAACATATTTAAAACTGAACCAGACAAAAAACTAATGGTTCAGCGTATTGCTACGCCAGACGTACATCCTACTATTCAGTTTATTGAAAAGATTACAGGCTTAGTGTTTGACGAAGAAGATTGGTTAGGTACTACTGGTAAAAAAGAACATGCAGATGGGTCAGTTGAAAAGAATAGCTCAGGTGACTTGGATCTAAACACAGACGAAAACAAAGTAAGCAAGCAAGAATTAATTGCTACACTTACAGCGTGGTGTAAGAAGCAAGGCATTGATGATGCAGATATTATGAACAAAGGGCGTACTAAGCAAGATGGTTGGATTCAGCTAGCCGGTGCCCAAGTACACTTTCGCACACCTATCAAAGGCGATGCTAAGAACGGCTTTGTTCAAACAGACTTTATGTTTTCACTTAATCCTGACTTCCAACGCGGAGCCAAGCGTGGAGGAACAGAACAGTTTGGTGGAATGGACAGAGCAATATTGTTGTCAAGTTTAGCAAGAGGTCGAGGTTACAAGTTTAGTCCTGTGACAGGTGTTGTTGATCCTAACAATGGTGACCAAGTAGTTACTAATGACTGGAGTAAAGGTATTCCGGAACTATTGTTAGGCAAGGGTGCTAAAGAAGCTGACACGCACACAGTTGAAACTATGCTTGCGTTCTTAAAGAAAGATCCAAACTACGAAGAACTAATTGCTCCGTGGAAAGAAACAATGGCCAAGGCTGGCAAAGAAGTACCTGAGAGTAGCAACGAAATTATTGATATGGCACACAGGATGAGCAGATGAGATTTGTTGAATTTAAACAACCAGTAAAGCAACCTCTTAAAGAAATGCAAGCACGTATCCAACATGCAGAAGACTTAGTATTTTGGGAAGGCTCTAAAGGAGCAATGCGAGCAGTTGAAGCACTTCGCAGTATGGCAGGAGACGACCATAAAGCAGTAACACTTAAATGGGACGGAAGTCCTGCAATGGTGTTTGGTCGCGACGATGCAGGCGAGTTTATATTCACAGACAAGTCAGGATTCATGGCAGTCAAAACAGATGGTAAAGCAAAGAGTGCAGAACAACTACAAGATATTATGCTTAGTCGCAGTGGCGGCAAGCACCGCGAAGATCCAAATCGCATAGCATTTGCCGCTGAGTTAGCAGGACTGTTTACTGTATACGAAAAAGCAACACCAGCAGATTATAGAGGGTTCTTCAAAGGCGATCTATTATATAAGTCAACACCGGTAATTAAAGAAAAGAACTATATCTTTAAGCCACAGATTGTTGAGTATGCAGTAGACGTAGACAGTGCCTTAGGTAAGCGCATTGGCGCAAGTACATCCGGCATTGTAATACATAGAGAAGTAGATGCAGATGGCAACGAAAGTCCGTTTAATAGCATTGACTTGTTTAATAATCAAAAGGATTTATTAGTAGTACCTAGTGTAACTACAGTAGCACCTGTTGATGTTGACACAGCGTCAATTGACAAACTTACCCAAATAATTAAAAACAATGCCGCAGGCGTAGATGAACTATTAAATGCGAACACACTAGCCACACAGCAAATGAAAGGGTTTCCTGAATTACTATATACATATATGAATAGCAAGGTAGACTCAGGACTAATTGATCTAGGTGGAGACTTCGCAACTTGGTTAGAGAACAGAAAACAAGTTTCGGATAAGATGAAAGTGAAAGTGTTACAATATATTGGCCAACACAAGGTTGCGTTCACATCAATGTGGACTGTAGTAACAGCAGTTATGACTACCAAGGACGATATTATTAATAAATTTGATGGCCAGGGTGGCGAAGTTAAACAAAGCATTAACGGTCAACCAGGCGGCGAGGGATATGTACTAGCTCACCCTAAAGGCGATATGAAGTTTACATCAAGAGCAACGTTTAGTGCGGCAAATAGAGCAGAAGTAAGATGATGGACTTTGTTAAAGAGATAGCAGAAGCAAGAATGACTAGCGTTGGCGGCAATATTAAGACGTTAACATATACTGACTGTACTGAACGTATGTACCTTACAGTGTTAATGCTTGAAGTAATGCGCCAGTACCCAGCATATGCAAGTCAGGCCGCACGTTATGCTAAGAAGTCACAAGGTAATTATTTAAACTTTAGTGTTACCGGTACTGACTTACATAACTTTATCTATTTTATTGTAGGACCTGATTCAGCACAAGAGAAACTTAAAGATCCAGACGCGGCAAAACGTGCAAGAGCATCTACTAAGATTAATACTAAAGTATTAGATGCATATTTAAACAGCGTTGGTAACAACACAGTTCCTAATAGAGTAATGACACTTCTAATTAAACTAGAAGCCGATCTTAACATAACAAACAGCGACTACAAAGCAATAAGAAGAGCACTTGCAAAATACAGTAGCACCAGTATGCAAGAGAAGAAAAAGATAGTTACTAGATTGCTTATTGCGGCAAGAGCAAAACTACGTACTAGTGATTTAATAGACGAGTTTAGTAAACTAGCTGCCGACAACAACTTAGAAACGTCAGCAGTTGTAGATAATGAACCTACAGTTAGTAAGCCTGACTTAGGTATGAGTGCAAAGGATGCTAGTTTATACAGATACTTAGTAGGTACACAAAACTTAGCACAAGCACGTAAGTTTTTAGAATTAGCTTCACAAGGTAGATCAATACCAAACACTATGGTACAAGCGTACTTGCCTGTTATTAAAATGATAGACGATATAGTACAAGCTGGACCAACATATGTGCAACATTTACGAGTATTACAACAGAGAGCCAAAAAGACCCGATAAGTCGGTGTTTTTGTGCAATCGGCTAAATACTTATAACAAACTCATAGAGTAATGAGTGTGTCCATTTAAGATTATAGGAGAAATAAAATGGCAGGAGTAGCATCAGTTAACCCAACAGCAACACTAGGAGCATTTGACAACGTAACTAGCCCAATTCAATTGTTTACAGTTGATTACATTAACGCGGTAAATGGTTCAGCAGGACCACAAGGCGTACAGCAAGCAGTAATGAGAGCAATCGAAGACACAGCAACAATTATTGCGGCTGGTCCACTTGGTAACTCAAACACTGAGCAAACTTTCATGGTTGAAGGCAACAATGTTGTTGTAGCAACTTTGCAGGCAGCGATCAGAGCGTTAGGTACATACGATTCAGTAAACGTATCGACAGCAACAGTCACAGCTAAAACACTAGTTATAGCAGTATAATTTAGTTACAGCACAACAAAAGGGGTAGCATTTATTTGTTACCCTTTTTTTTAAAAGGAGTCATTTGACATGGCAGGATTAACAAAAACAAACGGGTTCGGTAACTACGTAACTGGATCTGTAAGAACACACGGAATGGACATAGCTTTTTATAAACTAACTGTTCGTTCAACAAGCAATGCAGACAACACAGCAGTTGACCTTAGAGCCGCAGACGGCGATGCCGCAGGCGAAGCTAACCAAATTGTAGAACTTATTGTCAGCGGAACTGGTGCAGTTGCATCATTCACTGCAACAGGTACAGCAGGAATTATGGCATTAGTATTTGATCATAACAACCATTCAGCGGCATCAATTGCAGTAGCAGTAGAAGCATTAGCTGGTGTTGGTACAGATACAATTGTTGAAGTAGCAGATCAGCTAACCTTCAAATAAAAGAACCTACCTTAGGTATCGTGACTACGGTCACACTAAAGACTCACTTTACAGTGGGTCTTTTTTTATGACTAATAAATATCTATATGCAAATTGTAATACATACATTAATAGATATAACTGAAACTAACGCCCGTAAAGGTAGTGATAAACTACTTTACAGTCAACAACAAAACTACATGACACTCATGCAAACAATAGGATTGCGCAGTAACTACGAGCTGGTTACCGAAGTGTCTTGTCAAGAGGTTGATGTTACTGGAAAGTTTGGAAGTACGTTCACAGGCGACCATAATGTATGGAGTGTCCAATTGCTATTCAACAGTCAGGCAACTGATAACGTTGAAATATTAGCAGACGATTTAAACTTAGTTCCGGTTATTTGTGGACTTAGAGAAACTGAGCTTGTAGACACTAGTGTATTTAGAACCGATGATCCTTTGTATAAGAACATAATCTTTAAAGTAGTAGATAATACCATATTCTAGTTGCATAAATATTAATTAGAACAGGCAAACACAACATCTCTATTACATCTTATATCTAGGCTCCGGGTAACGTTAAACAAAGGAAAAGACATAATGGCAACTGCCTTAGAAAAGAAAAATCTCGAAGCACACGTTGATTTGTGCGAACAACGCTATAACGCACTCGACGGCCGTATGGTGAAGATCGAGGCCAAGGTAGAGCACATCCACACAGATATCATCCATGGCAACAAAGCGATGATGAAAGTACTGGTAGGAACAGCAGGCACTATCGTAGCTGGCTTGCTTTCAACTATAGTCGTAATTTTAATTCAATTCAACTAAAACGCTAAATAGTTGTATGTTATTAAGAGAGTTATACACATCAACACCACCTACTGAATCCGATGACGAGCTCATTGGAGAGAAACAAGTATGGGCCCGCAATGGAAAGAAGGTAGTCCGTAAGTATCGATGTTCAGGTGGCAAACGTCATGGTAGGATTGTAGCAACTCCAGCATCATGTTTTGCCGCACCTAATATGAAAGCTAGACTTACACTTAAAAAGACTAAAGCTAGATTAGGCAAGCGAATGATCCGTAAAGCAAAACGTACTAAGAAGCAGAATCCAGCTAGTCGCAGAGTACAAGCAATGAACAAGAGCAGTAGACGTAGATGAACTTACGAGAGCTTATAAGTACCGACTGGGAACCGTTAACAGTTGAAGGCGCAACTCCTATTTGGAGTAGAAGCGGAAGCAAACAAGTTCGTAAGTTCCGTTGTACTAGCGGGCAACGTAAAGGACGTATTGTTGCTAAAGCGGCTACATGTAATGCTCCTATTAATCAAAAAGCTCGAGTAACATTAAAGAAAACAAAACGATCAAAGGGTAGTAAGATTAAAATTGCTACAGCAAAGACCAAAAGAACAAATTCAGCTTCGAAACGTTTGTCACGTATTAATAAACGTCCGAAGAGAAGATTTGCAAAAGGAAGGAAGAAGATATGAGATACAGTGAATTCAAAATTGAAAAAGTTGAAACCCGTACAGACGAAGTTCTTCCAGCCATTGCAGGAGCAGTAGCTAAAGGAGCGGCTAACGTTGGCAAGGCAGCAGTTGGAGCCGTTGCAGGTACAAAAGCAGGCAAAAAACTTGCCGCAGTAGGTAAGAGCATAGCTTCTAAAGTAGCCGGCAAAGCAAATGACACACTTAATAAACAGTTAGTTAAAAAGGGATCTTCTATCCCAATGCCAACAAAAGACGGTCAAGAAGCAGAATTTGAAATTGATGATGTGCAAGGTGATGAAGTAACCCTTATTAATCCAGACGCATCTAAGGCTCCTGAAGAGCCAGAGAAAGTAACATACAAAAAAACAGATATTGATACTATTGTACAAGGTCTCCAGGGCGATAGCGGCGGCGGACCAAACGGTACAATAGGGAACCAAGGTTCATGAAAATCAATGATCTGATATCAGAGTTTACAATTGCAATGAGTAATGAAGAGAAGAAGCTTTATAATTCTATTAAAGGAGCAATGCCTTTAGAGAGTTTTGACGAGCGAGATCAAACCATAATGAACAACCTCATACGCAAAAGTTTAGTAAGTAAAGTACACAACAATGGGTATACTCTGGTAACACAAAATGGACAACAAATTACTAATAAATGAGCTAGAAGCTATTATTAACAAAAGCTTCGAAGATTTTCCTTTTCCATACGTTAAGGGGAATAGCATTCGCATAGGTAAAATGGTAATCCGTAAAAGCAAACACGGCTACTTGGTATATAACACCGAGCTTAACAAACAAGCTGGGCACACATTTAGTAAAGCAAGTGCAATTGCATTAGCTAAGAATGTAGTAGACAATAAACAAGATGCTTCAGACGCTATTTTAAAGATTGATAAAGTTATAGAAAAGAACTATATGGACTCAGTATACTTTAAAAACAGTTATGAAAAGAGTAACGATGATTTTAGAAAAGACGTGCTATCTATTAGATTAGATGTTGCACTCTCGAGAACGGAGCAAGCATGTTCCCTTTTGGATAACTATATATACTGTTAAATGATAAATAATAGTAACAAACTAATAGCAATACTAGGAAAATTGAAAAATGAACATTAGAGAAATATCAAAGAAGATCACATCAGCAACACTAAACGAAAGTCTTGCTCAGAAATTTGGAACTAACCTTGACTTAGAGAAGTTCAACTTTGAACAGCTAGAAGATGCACGTAACAAGTTGCGTTCGCAAGTACGAGATATTGAAACTAATGAAAGTTTCGACGCAGTACACACTGAAAGCTATCAGAAGTCAAAACTGTTCCTAGACGTTTTGAACCAAGCTATCATTGAACGTGCCGACGAAAAAGGCATCCCAACAGCAGAAGATCTTGCTGAAACAATAGTAACTGAAGGCGAAGAAGACAAAGCACAGTTAGTAATGGCTTCAAAGGATATGGTAGACAAGCTAACAGGTTGGATGGAAGACACAGCAGAAATGCAGTCAGAGTCTATGTTAGAACTAGCCGACGCTATTAGAGACGAAATGGGATCAGAGACAGCAGAAGCATTTACAGCTTCAATTAAGCCAGCTCTTGATGCATTATATGCTGAGATGGAAGTGACACGTATTGCACTAACAGGCGGCGTAGGCATGCTAACAGGCGAAGGCGAGCCAGTAGATACTATGGGCGCAGAAGAGCCAGACATGGATATGGAAGAGCCAGCAATGGAACCAACTGACGACATGGATGACGGTGATGCAATGGCAGATATGGACGATGGCATGGGCGCAAGTGCTCCGGCAGCTGGAGGCGATGAGCCTGCAGGACGTCCACAACGTGAGTCAATTCAACGTTCACGTAAGCTAGGTCAAGTACTGTCTAAAAAAAAGAAGTAACTGAGTCTGTAACTACAGACAAACTCTACAAAGTCCTTAAAGTATTATCGAACAACGAACGTAAAGATTATACGTTCGATGAGCTAGATTTGATAATGCAGAATGCCCTCCAAGTACAATTTAACTACGAAGTATTCAAAGCAGCCTATGACGCAGACGAAGGTCTTGCGTCATTGATTGCAAACTTCGACAAAGATCACATTGAGTTTGGCAGCGGCAAAGACTTACCAACAGTAGATGCCAAAGGCGACGACACAGTAGCTAACATGGCTAAATCTGCAACTACCGCAAATACTGGCATATAAAAACTTGACACGCTCCTAATTCTCTGTTATACTAATAACTAATTAGGAGCAACGACATATGGCTAGAACAGATGATGACATCATCACACAAATCAAAGAATTAATTGAAGAGCAAGTTAAACCTGCGGTCGCCGGTCACGGCGGTACAATTGAATTCACATCATATACAGACGGACACTTACTATTAGAACTAGGCGGCGCATGCTCCGGTTGTGCTGGTAGTACTGCTACCCTTAGACAAGGTGTAGAGCAAATGATTAAACATTTTGTTCCAGAAGTAACAACTGTAGATGCAGAAGACGGTGTCAGTGATGTTCAACCATACTACAACGACTTTGATATGAATGACTACAGTAGATTTGAACCAAGCCACGATTATCATGATCACGATGTAGACATGATTGCTACAGACAAAAATGATGGAGCAGTGTAATGGCTAGTTTAATAATGGAAGGTAAGTTTGATTACCAAAAGATATCTCGTAAGACTGATGCAGTAACAGGCAAGCGCAAGTACATGACACCCGATGGCGGTGCTGTTGCTAGTGTAACAACGATCCTTAGTGCAACTAAAGATATGTCACACCTTATAGCTTGGAAGAGACGTGTTGGTGAAAAGAAAGCACAAGAAATTGTAACTGAAGCAAGTGGTGTAGGCACACGGATGCACAAGTATCTAGAAGACTATGTTGACTACGGCGAGTTACCGACTCCAGGAAGCAATCCGTTTGCTATCAAAGCGCATCGTATGGCTGAAGTTATACGTGACACAGCTATGGTAAACGTTGATGAGATTTGGGGTAGTGA